TAAATGTATATACAAAAGAGATAACATGACTGAGATACGTAAGATGGCATCAAGTTGCCTTCGTCACTACCCTTGGGATATGTATCTAGAAGACCTTGCGAAAATTGCCCCTCATATATTGGAAAACCGAGAGACCCTTAATAATGGAGAATGAAATGACCTATGAAGAAATCGTTAACACCTTACGTGAAGGTGTCGTGAACTTATCGTTTACAAAAGTAAAGGATGGTGGAGTTCGTGAAATGAAAGCAACATTGGTATCTGATATGATACCTGCGGACAAGATGCCTAAGACAGATGCAAACGCAAATACTGAAAAGAACCAAATTGCAGTTCGTGTATTTGATTTGGATGTGAATGACTGGCGTTCATTCCGTGTTGATTCGCTCTTGACATTTACCGCAGTTTAATATATACTATATAAGATATGGTCAAAAAACTAACAGCATCTGAAAAATCAAAGAGAACTAGGGAAGCGAATAAGAAACGTGCCTTAGAGGAACTTGGTTTTGAACGTAAGAAAGTAAAACGTACTCGCAAACCTATGACTGAGGAACAGAAGAAGGCAGCGACAGAACGTCTTGCGAAAGCACGTGAAGCTAGAGGTGCGGATGGTAGTAAGTCTATCCATAAGGATATTAGAGATTTACCAGAAGACCATTTCTTACATTGGAAAAAAGTTAAAGAGTGGTTGAAGTCCAATCAAGAACAACTGAAAGCGATGAGGTCATACAAGACCTCTAAGGTTTCTAAGGAGAGGGCAGAATATCAAGACTTGGAAACATATATCCATAATCTGAAAAGATACTTATCTCATGGTGTATGGTTTGACTTTCGTTATGGTGAGAATCGTGAGGGACGTATCCAGAAGGTGTGTCATGCTATGGCATACTATCCTGATGGAACTCCCAAACGAACTCTCAATACATGGTATCCTGATATCGCACAAGTCTGGACTAAAGAACTCGCAGAAGAGTTTGCACGTGACTCAGATTATGCGAGTCTATATAAGAAAGATATTCGTGTTATAGATAATGATACTGAAGAGGTAATTGAAGATGGCGAAAGTTAATATGATTATGGGTGGAGTTGATTCTTCGGAAGAAGAGTCTAACTTCATGAACAAAAAGAAATTCACCAAGATGGTGGAGGACTGTGTTAGAACAAAGTCTATGACATACATGGACACGGTTGTTTATCTGTGTGAACAGAACAACCTAGAGATTGAGGATGTGAAAAAATATATCGCACTCTCAGTAAAAGAGAAGATTGAGTTGGAAGCAATGAATCTTAATTTTCTTGATAAGGGTGAAACTCTCCCTATTGATAAATAAAAGAGTTGACAAAACCTTTTGATTATGATACAATGAATACTCAAAATACTACTAATACGCAAATATACGGAGAATACAATGTCTTTTGCAAATCTAAAAAATAATCGGACTGATGTGTCCAAACTCGCTAATGCCGCCGCAGAAATGTCTGGTGGTAAGCAAACCACAAACAAATACGAAGATACTCGTTTCTGGAAACCGACTGTTGATGAGTCTGGTAACGGTTACGCAGTTGTTCGTTTCCTTCCTGCCGCAGAAGGTCAAGAACTACCTTGGGTACGTTACTTTGACCACTTCTTCAAAGGGCCAACTGGTCAATGGTATGTTGAGAAGTCTCTGACTACTCTTGGTAACAATGACCCAGTTAGTGAATATAATTCACGTCTTTGGAACTCTGGTATTGAGGAAGACAAGGAAACTGCACGTAAACAGAAGCGTAGACTTCACTATGTTGCAAACATTATGGTCGTGAATGACCCATCCAATCCTGCAAACGAAGGTAAAGTATTCCTTTACGACTTCGGTAAGAAAATCTTTGACAAGATTATGGATAAGATGCAACCAGAATTTCCAGGCGAAGAACCAATCAACCCGTTTGATTTCTGGACTGGTGCGGACTTCCAGTTGAAGATTCGTAACGTTGCGGGATATCGTAACTATGATAAGTCAGAGTTTAAAGCATCTGCACCACTATTGGAAGCAGACGAAACTAAACTTGAAGCGACTTACAATCAGTTGCATGATGTGACAGAGTTCACTGCACCATCTTCGTACAAGTCTTATGATGAACTGAAAGGTCGTCTTGAGGTTGTATTGGGTCAATCAACTGGTGCGGGTTCTACAGTCAAGAATGATTCTTTGACTCAGACCGCAGAAGTTGTTGCGGCGAAAGAAGCAGAACCGCAAGTGATTGCATCTGCTCCTGAACCAAATATCACTGCATCCACGGATGAAGATGATACACTTTCGTATTTTGCGAAACTCGCCGCTGAGGACTAATAGGTTAAGACACATACGATGTCCTATTAGAAACTAAGAAAAACTGTATGTGGGAAAGGGGAGACTTCGGTCTCCCTTTTTTTTATGCGACTCTATCTAAATCATCCGTAGCGGGTGATGCGTCACCATAGACTGCGGTGTTACTAGACTGGGTCGTATTGGTTGTTGTTGATGGTGCAATCACTGTGTTACCCGCAGATTGTTTTGCTTGTAATTCATCTAGTTTCGCTTGCAATTTCATTATACGTTCTTCCGCCCACATTGCACCTTTACTGCCAGCCTTACCTTGTGCATTATACGTGGCCACACGTTCTTGATTAATTTTTATGTGTTGCTTGTAACGTTCTGCTTCTGCCGCCATCATATCTTGTTCAGATTTGGGGGCTCTTTTTGTTTCTGTATAATTAAATCCATCTTCGTCTGTGCCTCTCACTTCATGAAAGTCATCATCCTGAACAACCATTTTAGGTTGAGGTGCTGGTTTAACAGGAATGTTTTCTACTTTAGGCGCTACTTTACCTTCTTTAATCTCTTTTACTTCTGGTTCTTCTTCGTCACCACCAAACCCAAAGAATGATGCAATCTTATTAGCGACACCACCAATTGCATTCTTGACCCAATCAATTGCACCATTAAATATTGACGCAATTCCTATGAACATATCCATGATGCCGTCTTGGAAACTAAACGAGTCTAGCATTTCAGAGAAGTTTTCAAATCCTAGTTTACCCGCAATCCATGAGATAGCAGATTTCAATAGGTCAAGAGGCATACCAACCAATCCACCAAGGACACCACCGACTGCACCAAGAATACCACCAAGAATACCCTCTTCTTGGAATCCAGCTATTGCACCTTTGATGCCATCAACGATACTCATTATCAAAGTAAGAGGTGCGAAGATTACTCTACCTAGTGTTTTAAATATTGCAAAGATAGGCTTTAATGCACCCGACAATGCACGAAACGTACTTCCGATAGTTTTAAAGACACCAGTTATTCTGGAGATACCATTCTTGACCACTTCACCAATGGTCTTAAATGTATCACCAACTCCCCTGAAACTTTCTCCAAACAGAGAGGTTAGTGGTTTAAATATATTACCAATTTTATAAAGTTTCTTTACAAAGTTTGATGTACCAGTAACGGGTTTACCATCAACACCCAGTCCGAGAACCTTATACATTCCACCTGTTAAAGAATCAAATAACTTGAATGATTTATTGAACGGGTTCTTAATCTTTGAGAAAAAATTAATTAATTTGTTTACGGTCGGGCCTGGCTTACCATTGGGTGTTAATCCAATAAGACCATACAGTCCACTTCGGATACTTTTTGTAACCTTTAACAATTGTTTACTGATTTTATTACCAGTCAGATTATCAAAGGTTCTTGCGAGTGCGGCAAGATATTTACCAAAACCCGCTGCAACACCAACCGCAAGACCAGTAAGAGCGGCACCAATCGCACCAATAAACCCAAGGAAAGGTACTTTCATTGCATCTTCAAATCCTTTTGATGCATCCGAAAAGTCTTTACCCGTAGGTTTGGGGCCAGACACCGCCTCTCGTTTCTCTTCAAGCTTGTCTAGTTTATCCGCAGCCATAGACTTGAAGTATTGTGCAAAAGATTTATTCAGAGTAGCAAGTTCGCTAATCTGTTTCTCATCTCTTTTTTCACTTTTAATACCTTCAACCTGAACTGCTTCAGTAAGGTGTGCTATGGTTAATTCTGCCATTGTCTTATCCGTTTTGGTTTTTCATTCGTTCTTCTTGTTCTTTAAGATATTCTTCTAGTAATAGTAGATAAATCTCCCTCTCCCACGGCATCATATGTTCTATGTCATACAATGAATAATTAAAGTGTTGCATTAACGCAAAGTTGGTCTTAAAATGATTGACCAAATTATCATGCGAGAGGCATATTAAAAAAAATCTTGAAGACCCTCCAGTGTCACTTTATTTTCGTGACCACATGTACAAGTAAATTCTACATCCTTTTTCATGACTGGTACAGTTTTCAAAAACTCTCCAACTTTTGTAAACTGTAAGTTTGTCATTGAATCAATAAACTCATTTAGTTCTTTTTTACTTACATCTGATACAAGATGGTGTTCATCTTCTGTCATGATTGCAACCATACAATCTTCTAACATCATGAATCCAAACTCCGCTTCAGAAACACCCTCACGGAAGTTCTTTACGAATCCATCGTAAGTAGGATATCTCAGTTCAATAGAGATATCATCTGTAATCTGAACCACATTGTCTGCATCTGATTTTGTAACTTCAAGAGACGATAAGTCAACATCAACTGTTGTTCTTAAATCACATTCCTCGGACTCGCATTTAAAATGTAGGGTTGATGTTTCACCAACCGACTTACTGCGAATCTGCGTGAACATGTACTCAACATCAAATGTTGCGAGGTCACTTGTTTTAATATCTTCATTCACACAAGCAACAACGGTATCAACCATTGCCCTCATCGCCTGTTTTTGGTCTTGTGACTCAAAAGCAGAAAGAAGAAGTTTCTCTTCTTTGACCAAATACGGTCTGTATGTGACAACCATATCAGATGACGGAATTACCATCTCATACTTTAGATTGTCATTTAACTTAGGTAATGCCATTATATTCTCCAAATATTATAAAAATCTTCTAATTAAGTCACCAGCGAGACCTTCAACGAAATCGTTACCTACGCTGTCACCTTTTTTGGACTTCCAGTTCTTGTATGATAGTTGTACTGACACTTCAAGTAACTGTCCGTCATCACTCAACTCAATTGCATTCAATGTAGTTGGGTATGCTTTATCTAGGAGCAAAGTATAAGTGATATCATCACCAAATACTGCATTCAAATCCAATTCACCTTGTGCAAGGTCAAGTGGCCCTAGTCTTGGTAATCTACCCGCAATAGATGAGGGGAGTTTACCAGAGTCAAATAGTTTCTTTTTCTTTAGGGGAAAAGAAGTACCCTTTTTAATGTGTTGAATGATAACAGGATGAGTATACTCATTGAAATATCCAACTTCATATGTTTCGTTATTTACTGCGAGGTTTTGCCATGTCTCAAAGTATTCTCTTACTTTCATATCATTAAGACAGTGGAAAGTTAAGGTAACATCATCCACCGCATATCCATATGCAATTTTGGTAGTCTGAAGACCTATCTGTTTTTCGTTTGATAGGATTTGTCTGCCAGGCAAAGATGCCGCTTTACACAACAGATTTAGTGTTCTGGAATCACCTTTGAGTGGGGGTAGAAAAATCTTGTACAGATTCCCCATGGCAAACCCACCACCTGCACCCACTTGTGACTTGAAATCGTCAATACGAAATGCCATTAGTCTTTACCTATCATCTGTCTTGAATCGTAGAATACTTTCTGTGAGTTCGCTTTACGGAACTGTGCAGTCGGTAGAAAGGTTGCAATTTCCCATTCTGGTGCGGGAACTTCTGCAAACTTACTTTTAACGTGTGCATTCAAGTAATGTTTAAAACACGGTTTATAGTATCGCATCTTTGCAATACTCTGTAATCTCTTGTAAGTAATATTAAACTTTGCATCGTCAGAGTTCTTACTAGACGCAACATCCATCAACGCATCCAACATTTTTGCACGAAGGATAGGTGGAAGATAGTGAAGGTTGATTCCATAGAATCCACCCTCTGCTGGCCCGACTACGATAATCAATGGGAATGCATCATAGTATGGAAGTTTATCTTTAGTCTTCGGGTCATAGAAGAACATCTGCATTGAACCAATAATACCCCTTTTGGCACTCTGTTTCAATTGGTCTTCTTTCATCAACGCTTCACGATTGATAGACCGCATATTAGATGCTTTCTTTCTGAACCATTCACGGGATTCCTTGGTACGAGGTGTTACACCCGCACGAAACGCCTGTAGTTCCAGTCTGTTGAATATATTACTCATGTCTTTATTTATACCAATTTATCTTAGATTTTTTGTAGTTTTCAATAAAATCGTAATATCTACTAACGTCATTCTCATTTATAATCGGTGGATTACCAGAATACACATCATTCAAATTATATCCTAGTATACTATACCAGTGCATGTGCCAACCACTAAGACTTTCTGGTCTTTTTAGTTTTTGTATTCTATCGGATTGAAACTTCGCACTCCACTCTACCATATCAATAAAATCATAATCTCCACTTGGATGTACCCATGCACGTTGCATAGTTTCTTCTGCTCGGTCTTTTAGTTCTTCTTGTTTCAACCAATCAACGTTACGATTTTCTATCATATCATGTATTGAAACGTTATCTGGTATTATTCGTTTTACTTCCCAATTGGTATAATAATACGATTCAACTATCCTATCAATAGGGGTCTTATCTCTCCATGTGTATCCGTACTTTGACGGGTCTTTTTCTATTTCAGATACCGCATCAATACCATCATGACCCACGTGTTGCGATATATATAGTCCATGCATTGTTACTTGGTTCTTCCAATACTTGTTCAACCAATCCGCAGTATCATCAAGAGTCTCAAATGTTTCGTGTGGTAATCCCGCAATCATTGATAGTGTTCCGTTGTAGTGATTGCCCGATAATACGTTCTTTCTAAAGTATTCTTCTCCTGCCAACAGCCCTTCTTGTATTATAAGAGGGGACATTCCTTTTCTGATTGACTTTGCAGACGCATGATTGAACGACTCAAGTCCCATAGAGTGACTGGTGAATCCCATAGTAATCATATTATCCCAGTCTTCTCTCGCTCGTTTTACAAACAAGTCTCCTCTAACAAATCCATGAAACTGCGGTTGAAACGGTAATGTCTTTACAACACTAGCAAACTTCTCAATCTTCTCTGAACGGTCATTACAAGTCTCGTCCGCAAGTACGTAACGAGTCACGCCCCATTTATCATAGTTTTCCCGTAACTCTTCTTCAAAGTTTATTGCATCTCTGGTATGGTCTCCCTTGACACCCAGTGGTGCATAGTCACAGAATGTACATTTAAACATACATCCACGTGATAACTCTATAGTTAACACTTCATTCTTTTGTATAAAGTCTCGTTCTTCGTATGATGTTCTTGGGTTCTTGTGTGGAAATGCGGGATAGTCCTTAAAACAATCAATGATTTTAAATTTCTTATTGGTCATATCAATAAGATTAAATGGGTTGGTCATCTCTTTGACCTTTGGTTCAGATGCATTACCAACAAAGTAATCACACAAAGCAACGATTGCATGTTCTCCATTACCCACGGAAAAGTAATCTACATTCTCGTGACGTATAACATTTACAAGTTTGTTTGCACCCACGACAATTTTAATCCAAGGGTATTTCTTTTTAATGTGTCTTATAAGTCTGTTGTGTTTTACTACCAATGGTGGTGCGTAGTAAATAGCATATGTAAAAAATACACTGAAACCTATCCATTTCGTGTTACGAGTAACCCGACTATCAACAAAGTCTGATAGTTCTTCGTCTGACCATGCATCAATAAAATCTAAAACTTCAACATCCCAATCTCTTGTCTCTCTTAAATGTGAGGCAATCCTGTGTGCTCCTGTTCCTCGTACAGGCATATCACGACCACTATATCCAACTGGATACGTTATATTCGCTCCCGTGATAATTAGTGCGTGATTCATTTTTTACGTTTTTGAAAGGGTTTTAAAGGTTTTGTTGATTTGGGAATAAGAGACTTCAATGGTTCATTCTTCTCAGTCCAGATAGCAAACTTCCATCCACGGTCTTTTGCATATTCGTTTGCCGCTTCCCATTTGTTTACGTTCTTGACATAGGTCATACTTTCTGATATAAATCGTTTAGTTCTACGACCACTGGTAGGTATTCTGGTCTCTTTATCTGGTTTAATCTCAATCAACCAAGTAGACCCATCCTCCATGATAAGTTTCAAGTCCATAAAATATCTATGATAACGCTTGTCAACCTCATATAAGTATGGTATAATGACCTCTTCGGAAGACCACTTCTTTACCTTGGGATTATCGTCTGCCCACTTAAATGCATGTTTTTCCCATAAAGAACGGTATACCACATCTGTGTGGTCACCATCGTACTTCTTTGGATTTTTTACCTTGTATCTTCCCGAATATGCCATAAAAACCTTATAAATAAAGATGAAACTTTTAACCTATTTATCGGATTAATATAATGGCACGAGAAGTCACAAACATTAATGATGTTGAAGTTGGGGACGTTCTTACTCCTGCTCAGATACGTCAAGCAGCGACTGGGGAAAAGCCTGGCGTTCAAGAAGCAAAAAAACGAATCAACCTAGAATATCCTCTCAATAATCCTGATGAGTACAAAGGTAGACTTGTTTTCAATGTAATGCAAGAACCACCAACAGACCTAGGTAATGTTGCTCAAGCAGTATCAAGTTTTGCTAGTTCTCTGACTGCGGGTGTGAGTGACGCTATTCAATCAGACAATCCCGAAGAAGTAACAAGTGCAGTCCGAGAATTCAAAGAAGGTACTAATGTTACTATAACAAATCCTAAACCGCTGATTGACTTGGACAAACAAGTTTCTTTATATCTCCCTGTAGGTCTTCAGTATCGTGACAATGTTGCATATGAAAATATGGACTTGGGTGGACTAGGTGGTGCAGCGGAAGCTGGTCTGAAGTCTGGTAGTGGTGCAATTTCTAATCTTATTGAGGGTGGACTTAAAACTCTTACTGCGGGTTTGACTGGTGGTTCTACTGGAGCGGACGTGGCAAAACTCGGTACAGTAAAACTTGCATCCGCATTACCAGATGAAGTATCGGGTGCATTTAGGTCTGCTGCGGGTGTTACGACAAACCCCAATACTCGTGTACTATTTAAATCTGTAGGTCTAAGAGAATTCTCCTTTGCATTTAAATTTATCGCAACATCTCCAAAGGAAGCGGAAGAAATAAAACAAATCATCAAACTGTTTAGAACAGAGTTGTATCCAGAGAATATTAATCTACCTGTCGGTGGTAGTGAAATCTCTATCGGTTATAAGTTTCCAAACAAGTTTCAGATTACTATTGAGTATGATGGAGAAGAGATTGCGACTAAAATCAAACCATGTTTCTTGAGAGATGTTGGTGTTACGTATAACAATACTGCGATGTCTATGCATTCGGATGGTAACTTCCAAGAGATTGAAATGACTCTTGCGTTCCAAGAAACAAGAACACTCAACAGAAAAGATGTTGAAGAGGATGGATTCTAATGTCAACAAAATATTTTAAAAATGTACAAGTCGTTGGTTATAGATTTGGTGATAACGAATCCCCCGTTCTGTTTGACAATCTAACGCAATATGTTGATATCATTGATGGATTAAAAGATAACATTTCTTTTTATAACAAGTATACGATTATCAGTGGTGACCGACCCGATACACTTTCGTATAGGTTATATGGAACAACCGATTACTATTGGACATTTTACTTATTGAATGACCACATTCGTCAATCTGGTTGGCCTGTTGCTACTCCCGACATACTAGAGCAGGCGAAATCTAAGTACCCATACCGAACTGTAACAACAAATACTGATATCTCAAACTCTTTTCCTGTGGGTCAAGTTGTCACTGGTATCACGAGTGCTACGACTGGAACAATCATCAAACGTAATCTAGATATGGGTCAACTTATTATTGATACTGGAGAAGAACCCAATCTAGTAAACTTTGGGCCAACCGAACAGATATCCTATATTAGTGTTGAAGACGGTGAAACCTTCACGGCAACCCTAGTAAAAGAATCCGAACAATACAATTCAGTTCATCATTATGAAGATGCGAATGGTGTATATCAAGACCTTACTTTATTTGACTTTGCAAATCCTTCTCCTAGTTGGACTGCGGTGACTTATAGAGATAGACTTGAAAGACGCAACGATGAACTAAAAGAGATAAACGTTTTAAAACCAGACGTAGTAAATAAAGTTGTAAGTGAATTTAATAACTTCCAAAAACAACGGGTTCGTTAATGTCAAAGACCACACAATCACAACAGTTTAAGATTACTGAAGCGGCAATTAGTGCTGACCGCATGGGCGGGTTTGCCTCAAACTTCTTTGATGTAAGAACATCTGTTGCAGAACTTAATATATTTGAGAGTCTAGATAAACCTTATCTAACTGGTACGGTTGTTATTCTTGATGATAAAGGACTCTTTGATAAGATGAACTTCCAAGGGACAGAGAGATTCCTGATTCAGTTATCATCTGTTGATAATGATTTGGATACTGTATTTGAACGTGTCTTTATTATGACAGGAGTAGAACGTTCTATCAAATCAAACGACAATGGTAAATCTAGTATGTACGTGTTTACATTACTGGATGAACATGCGTTTCTTAGTAGTCTAAAAAAGATTAGTAAATCCTTCAGTGGTACTATTGACACAATCTTGACCAAACTACTTGCAACTGAAATGAATATGGACGTAGACCTTTCCTACTTGTTTGTTGGTAATGGTAAAAAGTCCGAACCAGTTCAAACTAATATAAAAGGAATCATTCCTAACCTACATCCAATAGATGCAATTAAGTGGTTAACTGCTCGTGCAACAACAATAACAGGTTCTCCGTTCTTTGCATATGCATCAATGCACGATGATAATCTTCGTCTGGGTAATCTTGATTCCATGTTATTACAAAAATCATTTAACTCAAAATTACCGTACACATTTAATCCCGCAAACGTTGCTAAAGCAGAGACACAAACGGAGTTGGAAAAAACCTTTACTATTAAGAATATGAAAACATCTAAGATGGGGAACACACTCAAGTTAATTCAAGAGGGTGCTGTTGCTGCTAATTATTCTAATACTAATTTGAATACTGGTCAGATTTTTTCACAACATCATAGTATCAGAAACACATTATCAAATCTTCAGAATCAACAAGTCATTGGTGAAAATCAAAACGTCTTTGACCCGTTCTTTAAAATAGATGATTCTATTGTTGATACATTTGAAGCACAGAAGTTTCATACAGTAACTTCAAGTGGAACATATGGTAGATATAAAAGTTATCATGATGAGTTTGATGCAACCAAGTTTAAGAAAAAATTAGAGAGTCGTGCAATTAAGAATCACCTCTATAAGAATATGATGAATGTTGTAGTTGAGGGTGCGGGTTTTATTGTTTCTAAAGCAAGTGTTGGTGATATCGTAAATCTAAAAATTGTCAACGATGATATAGAATCAACTTCATTTGGAAGTGAAGATGAACTGATAGATAAGGGTAAGTCTGGTAACTTTATTATCTATGACACCCGTCACACATTTTCAGGGACTCAACATACAGTCTCAATGAATGTTTGTAAACTAGAGAGACTTCCGTAATGAAACCTATTCTATCAGAATATTATGGCGATAATACACGATGGTTTATTGCAACCGTTGTGGATGCGTCTCCTCCTTACGGATTTGAGGGTAGGGTCAAGATTAGAGTTCATGGACTACATACTAGTTCCACACGATTGATTCCTCAGAAAGACTTACCTTGGGCACAATGTGTTCTCCCTACTACCGAAGGTGGAGTATCGGGAATAGGTCGTATGCCCCAGATTCAACCGAATGCATTGGTGTTTGGTATGTTTATGGATGGAATGAACTCTCAGACACCTATCATACTAGGGTCAATTCCTCACGTAGAATTACCTACGACAGTTCAGTTGGGTCAACCCTCCGAAGATATCGGTGAGGATAATAAACCAGAAGGTCTCTGGGAAAAAGCTGTTG